AGATAAAGACCTTCAGAAAATTTTAGATCGGTTTGATCGTCTAGAAAATAAACTAGATGCAATGATTACTAAAATTATATCAGAACATAAATAATATATAGGATTACATATCAATGGCTATACCTTCTTCAATTACAAGATTTGGTAAGACAGAACCATTTTACCTTCAGGTGGCTCGTGGTCAGATTGAAAATCATAAACATGTATTTAAGTTTGGGTTTAATCCTGACATTAACGGTACTGAAGAAACTATTTGGGATGTAGGTGGTATTTACGCTTATCCTGCTAGTGCTGTAACCATGACTGCTACTACTACAGCAGGTGTACCTGCAACAGATAATGGTGTAAAGATTACCATAGTGGGTCTAGACGCTGATTATAATGAAGTTAGTCAGGAAATTACTCTAGCTGGTTCGGGTACAGCCACTACTACACAGACATTCCTTCGTGTCTTTAGAGCATTTGTTTCTGGTTCACAAGCACCTACAGATGATGTAAACATTACTAATGGTGGAACAACATATGCTCGTGTTACACTGAATGATAATCAAACACTTATGGCTGTGTGGACAGTACCAGCAGGATATACAGCTTATATTCTCAAGGGTAATTTAGGATCAGGTACATCAAACATTAACCAATACATTATAGCTAGGCTTGTTTCCAGAGAATTAGGAGGAGTATTCAGGACACAAGCAAAGGTAACTATTCAATCAGGTGAAATAGCTCTTGATTTTGAAGTACCTGTAGCTTTTCCAGAAAAGACTGACATTGAAGCACGTGCATTAAGTTCAGGTGCTAACAACCTTATCTTTGCTGATTTCGAAATAATTTATATAAAAAATAGTTCTGTAGATACTAACAACTATTCGCCATAGACATGCATAAAGATACTATAAAAACTATAGCAATAGGTCTGCTTCCTGTGTTGTTAAGTATTATAGGTTATTTGTTTCAAGAGTCAATGGTTTTAAAAGATAAAATAGCTATACTAGAGCAGAAAATGTCAATTCTAGTAGACATGGATAATCAGATTATTCCAAGTCCTAACAACTCTATAGAGAGATTAAAGTTAAAAGAAGAAATGCTGCATACCACTACTCAATTAGATAAGAGATTGTCTATAATGGAACATCACGTATTTAAAATGATAGGTGGTACTAAACATTAAGTTAAGCAGAAGGGGAAAGGCTTAACACTGAGAAGGGTCTTCAGAGTTATTTTCTGTAGACCCTTCTTCATTTAGATGTTCTAGTTCTTCTTCTAACTCACTAGCTTCTTCCAACAATTCTTCCATCTCTTCTTCTTGTTCATGGAACCAAGAACAGCTTGTGAAAAGCTTAATGGTTCTTTCTTCACCCAACAATTCGAGACTATTGATAATATCTTTTTCCAACTCCTCAATAGTCTGAGGTGCATCTTCCTCCGTAGGAGAACGTAACCTACTAAGAAGTTCAAGTGCTTTAAGGGCAGAGTTTGTATGGTTGTTGTTAGTCGCATACGTATATTGCTTTTCAATTTCAGCCACATAGTCAATGGATGTTTCCATTTCCTTTTCAAGGTCTTCAATCCTTTCTTTTACAGAAGCAATTTTTAACAGTCTGCTACCTTGGTTGTGTGCAGACCTACCAGAGTATCCAGCAGCTTTAGCAGCCTCAGTAGCATTACGATACATTACGTATGCTTGAGCAAACTTCTCTTGCTTTTCGTTTAACTGTTCTGACATTTATTTAAGAAGTTCTCTGAAGTTAATTTTGTCAGCATGAAAAGTATCTTTGAATACTTCAGATACCAGTGTACCTTCACCATATAGTGTCAGGTTCATATCAATGTCTTTATTACTAAATAGACGTTCACAATCCTGTGCCATAGCAAGCAACTCACCTGTAGTCCAGAAGTTTACACCGTTTGTTTCAACTTTTAGATACTTCTTCTTACCGTCTTCTGTCTCTTCTTTTTCCATTTCTGGTGTAACATTAGGAATATTACAATCAAATCCAAATAGATGAAAGTTTCTAAATCCTAGAATATGTGACATTCCAATTGCTCGCATAGCTGAACAAGTACCACCAGTTACAAAGGTAGTATCAGGAGAGATATTAGCACGTTTATCAACCTTCCACTTACCTTGTGCTGCCTGTTGTACAGCTTCAGAAAAGGCATGCCAACCATATACCTGATCTGTCTTATCAAGCAAGTATTTTGTTACACTAACATCTGTCATTGAAGCTACAAGAAACTTGGTTTTATTGTCAATAAGATTGAATAAATCTTTACGAACAATGCCATGTGTAGACACGCCATCAATAGGACGTGGATCAAGAATGACACAAGCATAAGGATCAATGTTATTCTGTAACAGTTTAGGGTAAGAATGTTTTACACAGAATACTGTACCCTTTGTTTCGTTAATTACATGTTTTAACTCCATATAATTAATAGAAGGACCAGCAGAAACAATAATAGCATGTTCCCCATTTGGTTTACATGTCTTTACAAAATCCCACTTGTCAATCAGTTCTACATTCTCATTGATACTGTCAATGATATATTCCTTTGGCATTGAATCACGTGGACGAATAACAATTGGAACCTTGGTAAGTGATTCAGGTACTGGAGGTAGACCATCTTTCTGTAGGAGAAGAGCAAGGTGAGTAATACCACCACCTTTTACTTTGTCCTGTGAAGGTAGAACAATGCAACGTCCTTCCTTTAGTGTATCGTTAAAGGAATCTACAAGACGGTTGGTTCCGAGGTATTCGTCACCTAGAATATTACCATCAATATCTTTAGTAAAGTAATCGTCAAAAACAATAACATCACAATGCTTTAGATTTTCGTAATCGCTAATTACTGTTTCTTCCGAATGTCCACCATCAATATAAGCAAAATTCGCTTTAGCGATGCTTTCCTTAGCATTAACCAGTGTTTCTTTACTATCGCCTTTATGTAGTTCAAAGGTAAAATCTTTACCCTTTTCTTTCATCTTATCAGCAAACTGCTGTAGACGATTACCTACAGCTTTAATAGAATTATGAGCCTTGCTGTTTAGTTCGTACTTATCTAGTTCTTCATTAGCTTCTTCAAACAAATCAAAGCCAATGTAATGTACCTTGTCTTTTGTTTCAAAGGAAGCTAGAGACATTTCTATAGCACGTCCACCATTCCATGTGCCAACTTCTACAATTGTTTCACTGCCATATGTACGAACAAGATCAGCAAGCTGACGGTAACGAGGTAGTTTAACATCAGGTGCTACTTCAGTATCCGATAGATTATTTTTCAGATTACCTTTGAAGTGTGTCATGTACTGAGATAGAGGTGAATTTTGAAAAGCAGATAGACCATTAACATCAGGAGTTAGATTATGTACCCGCATACCATGTGCAGTATAAATCTTTAGTAGACGTTCAAAGATAAAGCCATCGTGCCATTCACGATAAGAAACAACCTCACCAATATCATAACAACCTCTTAGATCAGCAATCATATAGATAGGGGAATCATAATTAAGATTAAAACCCATAAAGGATGTTTCACTGTAGTCTACATCTTTACGACCTAGATGTACCAATTCAGACTTTGCCGGTAGTATTGATTCTAGTTTGCTCTGTGATAAAGGTTTAGTAGTTATGGTATCTGCATCAAGCCAGCATAGCCAACCTGCTTGTGCTTCTTCATCTGCAATTTCAAGGGCATATGTAGTTAGAGCATAAATCTTATGACACCACTTGATAGCATCCATACGCCAGTTATAAGCTACTGTACCATTGGCTGTGCCATCGTATGCTTTCATACGTTCACGATAATCTAACATATCCTGAACATCATTTAGGTTACGATATTCAATGTTAGCTGCTTGAGGAAATGAAGCTACTACATCCTTATCACAGTCATGGTAATAGGCTGTTAGGTGTAGGTCTTTATACCAATTATCAACGACAGACTCAAGCATGTTCTTGGCATACCGTTCATAGCCATCTTGGCTAAATGAAGTTACAAAACGAATCATTATTTATCCTTTAACTACTGTACTAAAAAAATCACGCCATTCATCTGCGTATTTATTATCTATATCTCTCTTACCAATCCACTCAGGGTACACAGGACCACCTGTGGTGAAGTGTATATTCTTAGGAATCAGGTCTTCTGGAGATGTTCCATCAAGCCAATTCCATTCTTCTTCAATGCTTCCAATAGGATAAATATCCATCCATTCAAAAGCGTGTAACCAACCACCGCTCTTGGTATTCACATCTCCTACAGTTAATTCTTTCATCCAAGGATGGTCACAGTTCCAAAGGACAAAAGAAGACCAGTTCTTTCTATTATAGATAGTTTGTACTACACCATCCATCTTTGTCTTTTCTGTAGGTACGTGCATATGCTGTACACAGCTTATTGCATTATCCTTGTCTGATCCATATACATCAAATATTTCTGTAATATCAGAAGTAACAAACATATCTGCATCCATGAACAAAGCAAGGCCAGACATTTGATTTAGAAATGGTACAAGAAAACGAGTAAAACTAAACTCAGTAGAGAAGGGTTTGCTATCAAAAACATCCACCCTATTTCCATCTTTATCTATGTTTGGACTACGCCAATATAAACCTGCACGACGAACCTCAGTCTGTACAATAGGGACAATATTGTAAGTATCTGGGGTATTCATACGAATAGATTTATCTAGTACGCGAACATAGTCATGTTCACGAGGATCATAGCCGATGTAAATAGTTGGAAGTTTATTGATAGGCAAACCCTTACTCCTTCTTATTATTCTATATCTATTGTTCTTGGTTTTTGTTCTTCAGGTATTTCCTTTTCAATTACCAGATTAAGCATACCATTCTCCATCTTACAAGATACTACACGCATATGATCTGCAAGATAAAAGACACGACGAAAACCTCTTTTAGCTATGCCTTTAAAAGCATAGTTAATATCTTTTTCAGATTCGTCAGGCTTCTTAACACTTTTAATTGTAAGGATATTAGGTGCTACTTCAACTTCCACGTCTTCTTTACTGAAACCAGCTAGAGCCATTTCAATAATATATTGATTATCTTTCTTGTGAATGTTGTGAGGAGGGTAAGCACCACTGTTTGATACGGCTTGTGCTACATAATTTAGAGGTTCAAAGTACTTATCTACATCAAGCATAAAGTTACGCATACGATCAAACTGTGGGGATACTGTGATTACGTTCATTGTGTATTCCTTTCTTTTAGCAAATACAAATAAAAAAGAGGATAGTCCTATTTCTAGCAACTATCCTCATTATTATATAGCGTAAGATTTATTGTGTCAACAATTATTTTATCTAAATGGTGGTCCTCTAAACCAACAAGTCAAAGACTTTTTATGTCCCTTAATAACTGGTGTAACTCTGTGATGTAGGAAGGAGGGAAAGACAAGAATACTACCTGTTCTTTTCATTCCTTTAACAGTGATGTATCTTTTCTTCATCTTAGGACTACCCCACCGTTCTATCTGAAAGTTACCTCCCTCATAATTATCGTTAAGATTAATTGTAATAGTAAGTTTTCTAACTACTGGATCGTAGTCTTCCTCAACTCCAATGTCTACATGCCAATCGTAAAACTGTCCTTGATCATATATAGATAACTGAGGTGTTTCATAGACACCAACATCAAAGTTCCAACCACAATCTTCATTGGCCTTCAATGTATATATTTGAAGTAGTTCTATAATATCAGGATTATTTATCCAAGATACATTATTATTTCGTGCTTCTTTTTTAAACTCAGAAGAACCATCGACATGAACAGCAGCTTCTTCTCTATCTAAAGATTCAGCTAAAGATATAACATGCTTACAAAAATCTTCTGGAAGTTCTTCTTGAAATATCTTGAATGGATATGGAAACATTAAGTCTTTCTTTTTGCCTTTATTGATTTATCAGGATTACGTGCAAATGAACTATTCTTACGTCCATCTCTTACACGTAGATTACTACGCTTGTTGCTGCCGCCTTTGCTGAGAGGCTTCTTATGGTCTACATGCTTACCATCGCCTTTCTCTACCAACCCTTCACGCATAAGCATTCGACGTGCTTTATTACGTGCTACACGTTTAGCAATATTTTTTGGTTTACTTTTTGTTACTTCATTCTCACGTTTATAATCTCTAGCCATCTACTTCTCCCAAAGTATTATCATTA